ACATTGTTCAAGTAACCGTTGACGTTACCGGCATTGGTAAGTGCAGCGTTGGCTGTCAATGTAAAGAATTGCAGTTGTGGACCAGACAACATCACTGGGCCTTGGGCCGCAACGTTGGCTGTTCCAGAGATTGAACCGTTTGCAACGTCTAGTGCAAATACTGGTTGTGTAGTTCCATTTACTTTTGTAAATTGTGCCATGATAAATTTCCTTTAAAGTTAAGTGGTCTCGGTGGACCTGCTTTTATTTATACCTTTGGTAAAAATCACACCTGTTGCGGATTGTTTTGTGCCGTGTTTCTTGCTGTAAAGTCAAATCTATTTACTGCTTTTGCATAGCCTGCAGGGGTGGCCATGACCCAGCCTTCGTGCCCAGGATCCTTCAAATCCAACTGTCGCAGGATATCTATTTTTAGATCATGCAATAGCATGAATAGCGTGAATGCTGCCGACAGTGCTCCAGCATTACTAGCCGGGCTGTTCAAGTATTCCACAATGTTGTTGAATTTTTTAGGTGTAACTTTGGTCTGCAACCAGTCCCCAAACCCGCCTAGGAGATTGTCAAAACTGGGACTGGGCTGTTTGATTCTGTAGTTGATGTAGTCCACACACAATTTTGCTAGATCTGTGATCTGTTGAGCACGTAGTTCTGCAGGGTTAAACAGTGTGGCAATGGCACGACCATCCCCACTGTTGGCCACAGATTTGATCTGCTTAATCAAGTTGGCGTCAGGCACAATCTCTTTGCCGCCAATGGGTTCAATCAGCAACAAGCCCGGAACATCATTGAAACGCACACCACTAAGTGGCTGGCGTAAATCACCCGCATCTGCGTACATGGAGTGCATGGCAATGCCAGTGTCGCTGCTGCCAATGCGGCGACCCAGTGACGTTTTGGCTGGGATTTTGTATTGCACTGTGTTGGGTTTGAACACATAGTTGCCAGCTTCCAACGGAGGAGTTGACATGTACAACAAATCGCCTTTAACATAGCCGCGGAAGTTTGTGGGCAAGGCTGCTTCCAGCTTGGGCCACAATGTAGCGTACAGTTGAATTAATTCTCCCCGGGCACCCGATCTTGTACTTTGTATGTCAGCCATCATGCGTGGACTTGTGGCCAAGCCATCGTAACCTTTGGCTTCGAAGCCCGATCCGTCTGTGAGCACAAACTCGCCAGTTTCAGGCTTGCGTCCGAATATCACAGCAGGCTTACCATCCCACTTTACTGTGGTAGTTTTAGCAGGGGATTCAGCAGCAGCCGCTACAATTTGCAGTGCTTTGGTCACACCAGGCAAACCATTGCGAAACACATAGTCTTCCAGGTGCTCAATGCCCTTGGCTTTGCCGCCCACGCCAGCTTCTTCTGCTTCGTAGATGCGGTAAGGATTTGCAGGTTCTGCTTCTACCAAAGGTTGCATGCCTTGGTTCACAATTCTATCACGTAAACGTGCCAGGAAGTAAATGTCTGCATCTTCAGTTACTGCATCAGGTTGCGGCAGACCTTCACGATTTAGATATTCACGAAAGTCTTTGACCTTGGCTTCTTTGTCTTTGTCTCGAACCAGTGCAGCAAAAATACTTTCTACATTCTTCAAGTTTTCTTTGGTAGCTCTTGGGCCCAACAAGGCTTTGGCCACATAGTCAGGATCTAGTCCACCGTCTACTAACTGATTGCTGGTACGACTAAACATGCCATTGGCTCCTACTTTGAGCCCCAGTTGTTTGGCAATGCTTGACATCAACACATTACGATTCATGCCTTTGTAAGCTGAGTCTTCACCACCTGAGTAAAAGAATGTGCCCCAATCCAGGTTGGGAAAGAACATGAAATCTGTTTGTACATATCCCAGTTCAGGACGTCCTTGTATGGGTGTGCGCAAATGTACTTCTCCACCCTTTTTGATCCACTCTGCAGGAGGCAATTTGTGACTCACAATCCACTGCATGAGCGTGGACGCCAACTGTTCCTTGGACATTTCGCTGGTGTCCACAGCAAGATCCATGTCACCAGAAGTGGCAGCTTTGCCTGTTGACCCCAACCAACGGTCACGTGGAAATTGCAAACCTGTGAGTTGTTCAATCCAGGCCACTGTGGCAGGCACATCACTTTGGTTGATACGACCTGTGAGTGGCTGGCCTTCGGCATCTTTGAATACATTGCCGCCTTCTAATAGTGTACGTAGGCTTTTCATGACTGTGATTTCATCTTTTTCAGTAGTGTAGAACTAGGGTCAAAACTTCGACTCCAGACTAAGGATTCGTTAAGTTTACCTGCAAGTCCTAATTTTATAGCATCTTGTTCACTTGTTCCTGGTGGTACTTTGGCTGCCATTGCCGCAGCTTGTTGAGCTGTGAATCCCATTTTTGTCAGCGCCTGTGCCACAGCAGGTGGTTGTTGTGCAGCTGGTGGTTGTTTAGCGGCTGGTGGTTGTTTAGCGGCTGGTGGTTGTTGTGCCGGGGCAGGGGGTGGAGTTTGAGCAACAGATGATCCCAGTACATGTTGTCGATAGGCCTGCACATGAGCCGGATCGCTGGGGTCAAAAGGCTGGCCTAATACAGTTACTTTGCCATTGGCATCTATTTTTACTGTGTCTGAGCCGCCTCTACCAGCGGTGTTTTTAAAAGCCAAGTAGGCTGCACGGTGTTCGGGATTGGCGCCATTATAGGGCTTGCCTGCTATGGTTATTTTACCCACAATTCGTTGATGCTCTGGATTGGCAGCATCATACGGCACGTCATCTATGGTTATCTTGCCTGTGCTGTCTGTGTATACTTCGTTCTTGGCATCCTTGGGCAGTAGGTAGCCCAGGCCCACCTGGTTGGCATTGTATGCCTGCATTGCATTGGCAATAGCGCCACCTATGTTGGCTTTTCTTCCTTGCGGTGCACCCATTTTGACCTTGCTGGCCGCTGCCAGTGCTGGATCGATTCCTGTGGCAGGACTTGCCACAGGAGCACCTGTGGTTGACATGTTTGTCGGCATCATGGCAGGTTGCGTAGGCACATTGGCCAATGGCACATTGTATGTGGGCTGACTTGGTGACGCTGCTGGTGCTGTTACAGGTGTTGGAGTAGCTGCCGGGGCAGGAGCAACAGTCGAAGCACCACTGACTGTAGGTGTAGCAGTCATCTGTGATCTTGCCCCAGGTCCTACACCAGTACCAAAATTTGGGGTTGCTGGAGCAGATGCGGGTGCAGTCATTGCCTGCATGCCTTGATCTAAATTTGCCACAGCTGAAGTGCTGGGATCATATTTGGCAAATCTGGTTGGGTTATCACCTTGGCCAGCACGACCTTGAACATAAGGGGTTTGTGCCGCAATGTTGGGATTAGATGGATCTGCTTTGTTAACTGTATTACCAGTTGCTGCCGCGGTTGAAGTCCCACTAACTGTGGGAGTAGCAGTCATTTGTGGCTTCACCCCTGGTCCCACTCCAGTTCCGTAATTTGGCTTGGTAGGTGATCTATCAGGATCGTACTCGTTGATTTTGCGTTTTTGGGTAAGTTCAAATATCTGCATGAGTTCTCCTGACAGACCTTGAAAACTTGCTGGTGTCTCTGTGACGTATTGCATTCAGCAGTTTACGCTGAAGATTTTCAGCTTGTTCAGCAGAAAATTCACTGTCAATTTGTTCCAGCAAACGAATGGCTGTTTCTATCAGATTGCTGGCGCGAGTTTCAATGATAGCTTTGCGATCACGTTCTATGTACAAACTGTCCAGTTCTTCTAATATGCTTTTTGTTTTCTTTTGCATTTGCTCAAGGGCCTTTGGATTATTTAGCGGAAACACTGTTGCAATAAATATCTAATACAAGGAACCAGTATGACCAGTCAGATCAACCCCAACAACATAGACGGCGAATATCCCGTTGCAGGTGTCAGCAACAACACGCAGGGCATGCGCGATAATTTTACCAATATCAAAACCAATTTCCAATACGCAGAGGACGAAATTGATGACCTGCAGTCAAAAGGTGTGTTCAAAGCTGCACTGACTGGCACCACCTTGGACAACAACATGGCAGACAATCTTATCTATGCTGCCAAAATACAAGATTTTTCAGCCACACAGGTAGCACTTGCGGCTACTTCGGGCGCTATTGCTATTGACTACAGTGCTGGGCATTATCAAACCATTGCCATGGCTGGTAATGTTAGTTTGAGTTTTACCAACTTTCCAGCCTCGGGATCTGTGGGCATGTTGCGTGTACAAATTATAGTAGGCACTGCTGGCCTCACATTGACATTGCCTGCCGCAGTAAGTGTAGGAACAACAGGTGTACAAGGATACTCGGGCAATGTGATTACATTTGCAGCCGCTGGCACATTTGAATTTGGATTTGTTACCACTAGTGCTGGTACTACTATTACTTTGTTTGATTTGAATCGTCCGCTAAGTTACTATACAAATCCTGTGACCATTACCAGTACTACAGTGAGTAGTAGTAGTGGATCTGGGGCATTGATTGTCAGCGGCGGCGTTGGCATTGGTGGTAATTTGTATGTCAGCGGCAATATTGTTGGTAGCATCGTAGCAACTGGTAACACCTTTGCAGGTAATACCACTGTTGGCAATTTGCTTACATCAGGTTTTGTCAGTGCTACTGCCAACGTCACTGGTGGTAATATCAATACTGCTGGTGTAGTCAGTGCCACAGGCAACATCACGGGTGGCAATTTGAATGTTGCAGGGTTAAGTCTCAGCGGTAACGTTGTTAGTGCAATCAATCTCACAGCAAATATCACCACAACTGCAAACATACAAGCAGGCAATTTAAAATCCTCAGGTATAATGAGTGCCACAGCCAACGTCACTGGCGGTAATATTTTAACTGGTGGATTAATTTCTGCAACATCTACTATAACCAGTGCAGCCAACATCACTGGTGGAAATATACTAACTGGAGGACTGGTTTCAGTTACTGGCAATATCACTGGTGGCAATGTATTAGGCGGTGCCAACGTCAATGCTATCACTCACACTGGTACCACTGCAAGTTTAAGTGGCAACGTCACCGGTGGCAATGTGTTGTCAAGTGCTGTGCTATCTGCTGTGGGCAATGCTACCATACTATCAGGCACTGCTATTCCGGCAGGTGGCACCACAGGTGCTGGTTACAAGTTGTCAAGTACTGCCAATCTTGGCGTGTTCTTTGGATCTGGTGCGCCTACCTTGAGTGCTGCCAAAGGATCGTTGTATCTACGCACTGATGGTAGCACCACAAACGATCGCATGTATGTCAATACCAATGGCACCACCACCTGGACTGCTGTGATCACTGCGGCTTAACCAGTTTTGATCTTGCCCAGCAGTTGTTTGAGTTTGGCACTTTGCACATCGCCCGACACTTTGGCTGTGTCTACACCAGGGGTCGACGACCATGGTGGGGTATCCGCACTGTCAGCAGCCGGGGTAACTTGACTGCGGGCCTTGATCGAGTCCATGATTGATGTGGATGGTTTCTTGGAAAAGTGATCTCCATCTTCTCCGCCTTCGTCAGTAATGCGCATTGTTTCAATGTTGTACTCCAAATCAATTTTTTGACCAACGCCGGTCGAGCTTCGAGACTTCATACACTGTATCTGATACTTGCCACGCTCTTTCATAGCACGGCTTGTAAAGATACCAAACACGTTGTCTGCTGTGTTGATCTTTGAGATACCGCCACTAATGTGACTGTGATCGAATTCAATCTCTTCCACAGCACTTCGGTTCAACTGCGAAGCAGTTACCATCAGGATACCCAGCTCTTTGGCCAGGTTACGCAGTTCTTCACTCACATATTTGTCTTTTACAAACAAGTCGTTGGGTGAAACTTTTGCACTCACAGGCATCAACAAGTCCAAGTAATCAATCATCACAAAGTCCACACGCTTGCCTGTTTGTATTTGATACTCTTTCAAATATGCACGTATGTCGTTGATGTTGCTTTGTGCTGGCAAGCCTTTGACTTGATAGTTGCCAGACTTTTTTGCTACTAACTTGACTTTGAGTTCTGTGGTATCAATGTCTTTGCGAATGTCTTTGGTGCTCATATTGGTCAACATAGCATCTGTTCGCAAACTTGTGAGTTCTTCGCTCAGTTCCAGTGTGATGTACACACCACTCAAACCCTGCTGCAACCAGTTCAGTGCAATGTTCATCATCACAAGACTCTTGCCCGAGCCCGAGCCTCCGGCAAAGATGTTTAGTTCGCCACGACTGAATCCACCATACAACAATCTATCCAGTTGTGGCCAACCTGTTGAAACCTGTCCGCCTGAGTTGAAATATTTGTTGATACGAGCCGCTGGGTCTGCAAAGTAATCTGTGCCCATGTCCCGAGTTAGAGATATTTGTACTGCGTCCTTGATCAGTTTCTCCACAGGTTCAAAGTCGCCTTTTTCCAGCATGTCTGCTGCTTTTAAAATAGCACGTTCCAGTTCCTGACGCTTGGTGAACTGCTCAAACTCGCCCATGAACCAATCAAAATGACCTTCGTTTAGATCAGGTACTGCTTGCAGTTTGATGCCTGTGGTGGCTGAGATCTGTGTACGGTCTGGCAGTGTTTTGTGTTTGTCTGAATGTTCTTTTATAAACTCAGCCGCAGCTCGCAGACTCTTGTCAAAGTTCTGCGGGTTGTAGATGTTCTGCACACGCACATAACTTTGTGCATCTTCCAACATCATTTCTAAAAATAATCGTTGAACGTCAAGTCCGTATTCTTTTAACAAGTGCTTTCTTCCTTAGTTCTATCTTGATTCTACTGGTTTCTCTTGCTTGCATTATAGTTAGCAAGGCACCTAATCGGCCCAACTTTATCACTGCATCGTTGACGTCTTTGCAACCTTCGGGCCAGTCAGGTATGCTTACAGCCCAGCCCAGTTCCACTGCACGGTCAATTAATTCAACGCCTGCCTTATCTTGATCCGGTACCACTGTTATCTGTTTGTCTAAACTGCGTATCAGTCTCGCTTGTGCATCATTGACAGTGTTGTGCATCACTGCCACACCACCTATACTGAGTGCATCAAAGATGCCTTCTGTGACTATGACATGTTGCCAATCTGCGGGTTGTAAGTCTGTGCCAAACACATAGCCAGGTTGACTGTCGCTGATAAACTTGGGTTGCCGGTCATCTAAAAATCTACAGGTGTATCCCACAATCTTGTTGTCGTGTGTGAATGGTATTACCACATGTAATCTTGTCCAATGGATGCCGTCGTTTTGTATCTGCACCATGACCGGAAAGTCTTCTGGCACATGTCTACCACGCACATAGTCCCAATAGAATTTGTGTTCGGGTGTTAACAGTTCAGCAAACGGTGGCAAATCTCGTTCTTCAAATGACACACCACTCAGTGTGTTCCACATCTGTTGTCGATCTTCTAAGATGCCATGAACGCTTCGATGCCGCAGACTTTCAAGATTTAACATCTCTATTTCTACTTCGGGAACATTCATCCAGCCCAATAACTTTCGAGCCTTGTAACTTACAGTACGACCTAATATGAAACTGGCTGTGTAACTGCAATTGAAACAGTGATAACTCCAACCTTGCTCAGTTGCTTTGAGTCCGCCACGTCCTCTTCGATCCTGTGTGCTTCCATTATGCTGACAGCATACTGCATTGAAACTCAACCAACCACTAGGGGTCTGTTTCTTTTTTGCAGGCAGGTAAGCAAGGATATCAAGCATCTGTTGATTGTAACAGATTTGTCACGCAAATACAATGCTTAACGATAAAAGATATTGGTAACGTAGCCGGTTGTGATCAACACTGTGACTGCTTGTGCTTCGGTACCGCCAAAGTTCAGTGGCAAATACCCTGATCCACCATTTGTCACAGTGATTTGTCCAATGCCACTTGGGCCAACAAATGGAGCAGCAACAGCAGTGGCACCGGCACCGTTGCCTAATATTTGAACATATGGTGCTGCCATGTATCCCATGCCGGCATTGTTCACTGCAATACCTGTGACCACTCCATCTACCACTGTGGCAGTTGCACTGGCACCATAACCTTGGCTGTTGTTGATGGCCAGGCGCAACAGCGGGTGGAATCCCACTACATTGATGTAAAAAGTTCCAGACTCGTCAAAGTATTCACGGCTTTCTGTGACATCTACCCAAACAGATTCGTAGTCCTGGGCGGCCTGCACTTTGAGGGTGCCAGTATAGTGTTCCAAGTCATACTTGATTGTGGTCAAACTGGCACCTGTGGTGTTGATGTAACTTGAGTAGTATTCTGTCAAATAGTTGCGTGATATTGGTTGTGGATTCAATGCCCAGTCTGGGTAGGAACTTGGCCCGGGTTGTGGCCACGAATTTTTGCCATTTATTGTGGGTATGGTCACAGGTTGACTGGCTATGAACTGTGGCAATACTGAATCTACAATGTTGCAGTCGGCTCTTGCCCCTGCATTGTCATCTGTGAATGCGGCTTGCACATAGTTTCCTTGTGTACGCTCAATGCTGTAACTACCTGGTTGTGCCAGAATGTTGATGGTATCTGCTGTGTCCAGCACAACTTTGACTCGGCCCAGACTGGCACTAAGTACAGTCATGTCTTTTTCGATCAATAATTCATCACCAGTTTGGTTCAGCAGTCTAAAGCGGAACGTGCTGCCTGTGATGTTCACAGGTTTTTGGTCTTGGTTGATAAATTCAAACAACAAAACGTTGTCTACACCTTTGTTGACAGTTAAAGTTTTTGCGTACACTGGGTCGTACCTCGCAGTAAAGTATCCACCACTGGTGTCAATCAAAAGTACCCGAATGATTTGTTGATATAAGTAAGCAGTGGTTGAATACATAGGATCCTCAA